TAAAGTATATCCAGAAACTAATCTCTTAATTTGAGAATTGTCATCTTCTGGATCTGAATATCCATAAGAACCGTAGATTGGATTTCCGTCATATGCCCAACCAATAATTGGTGAATGGGACTCTCCACTATCATTCAATTCATCTTGAATTTTTTGGGAGTATCCACAAACACTGTACTGTAAATTATTTTTAGAAGAAGTGATTAATTCATTTGAAATTTCTCTACTATCTTTCTCTTCTCCATATAGGAAAGTTTTATTGGCAGATATTGATCTTACTTGTGGATCTAATATTGCATTTTTGCCAGCAGGCACTACTGATATTGATGTATTTGTATTACTATATCCAGATCCAGGATTTACAATTACTGTATCAACAATTTTATTATTAACAATTACTGGTCTAATTACAGCACCAGTTCCACTACCAGTTACTACTATATCTGGAGTAGAATAATACTCGGATCCTCCATATTGAATGTTTACATCTTCTATCCTTCCATTTATAACTATTGGGATAAATTGAGCATTTTTTCCATTTTTTATAACAACTTGCGGTTTCTTGTGAACGTTAAGAATGTTAGATCCATAGTCCAATCCTTGCTCATAAACATAAACATCAGCAATCTCCCCTCTTATCACAGGAGTGGCAACGATAGATCCAATAATCTGGGTACTACCAACACCTACAGAACTATAAGTTACAGATAAAGAAATTTCCGGATAATTGAAAATTTGATATCCAGATCCCACACTCTCAAACTTAACATAATTTCTTCTTTGATAATTTTCTATGGATGTTCCGGCAATACCTGCATTGGCAAGTCTGAAAGTACTATCGTCTAACTTAAGGATATGGTATTGATTTGTTGTAGATAGACCACTAATTCCAGAAGTTTGATAAGTATAATTTACCAGTTCTCCATCCAAAAATCCGTGATTGGTAAAGGAAACCGTACTGTCAACTGTAGATATTCCAATGGGATTTACTCTTAATTTTCTATTTTGATAATTTGAACCTGGATTTATAATTTTAATATCAGTTAAGGTCTTCTTTGGTTCTGTTTTAAATTTGTGTGTTCCAGAAGTACCAATTGTGGTAAAACCTACTGTATTAATTCCCGATCTATAATCAGATAATTTTTGATAAATTTGAATCGTAGTATCACTAATATATTTTGTATAGTAAGTAGCACCAGTTTTCAGTGTTAATCCTGTGTTGGCATTCGATCCGGCATAGGTTCCAATTCCTAATGGAGAGTTATTTCCAGAATCGTAAATGATTGGTTGCCCATTTACTAAACCGTGAGAGGATGGGAATGTAATCGTCTCAAATGTAGTATCTACTCCTCCACCAAACCCAAGTTGTTTAGCGTCAAATTCTATTTCTCTTCTTCTTGTAACAATTACTGGTTCAAATGATGATCCTTTCCCATTTCCTCCAGTAAGTGATATGGAAATTAAAACATCAATATCAAAATCCTGGGGATTTACATAAATTTTTTCAACAGAACCTTTAACGATAGGTTGTAAAAGAGATGATCCGGATGATGGTGAAACTAATGGTGGATCAATTACATCATAACTTGTTCCACCATTTAATACATTAACCCCTGTTAATGGTCCATAATAAATCTTATCATCTGTTTTATAACCACTAATTTCAACACCATTGATCAGCATACCAACCGATCCTACTGGTGTTGGATCAGATTTGCCATCAGCAATATTTACATCAAGTGGAAACTTTCTTAAAAATGTTTGTGCTGATATTAGATTTTGTTTTTGAGTATTAAGAGTAAAAATATGTGTTCCTGATGTCAATTCACCAAATTCAATATAACTATTAGTTCCGACAAAAGATCTTGATGCATACAAACGAATCTGAGTCTTATCATTAATTACTTCAACGTAATAAATTCTTTCAGACAATCCAGAAATGGGAGAATCTGAGAATGAATAGTATATTTCTGAACCAGTAAAAAAGGATACTTTTTCAGAAAAATTTAAGATTGAATATTTTCCAGTGTCAAAATCTTGTCCAGATACGGAAAGTGCTTCATACATAAAGATATTTTTATCAATCTCATATGATGGTAATGAGTTTGAAGCAACATACATATACTCATCATTTTCATTATATACATTTTGAATATCTGATGTTAAAGAGTTATATTCAAGAGGAACAGTCAAACTAGAACATACATTTAATTTTCTTCTAATATCATAATCAAATGATGAATTTAAAGTAAAAGAACCATTAGTAGTAACTTGATTGTTATTGATTTGAGTTACGACTAATCCAGAAAAAATTATAACTTCACTATTTCTATTTAAAATATCAATCGTATCACCAATCTTTAGACTTGATTTATCAATTGAACTCTTGATATTTACCTGAGAGATTAATCCTGAAGAAAAACTATCTATTTGATATCTGGAACTTGTATTATAAATCCAACTATTTGCAAAAATTTCTTTAAAAGTTTTGTCTTGATCTGGATTTTCAATAACTTCCCCAAGATTTCTGATCCCAATTTCTTCTCCAATATCAATTGAAGAACCTTGCGAGATTACTTTAAAATTGGATAGTACTCCAGTGATTCTTAATTCAACTTTATTTGATACATCTCCATTTTCATATCCATAATAAGTTTCATCGGATCTAATAATATCTGTTGGATTCAGTTGCTCAACAATTCCAGAACAACCAAAAAATTGGTTAATACTCTTACTTGTATATGTAATAGTATTATTTCCAGAATATAAGGTTCCTGATTCTGGAAATCCAATTGTAGAATCTACAGTAATAATTTCAGAATCAATTAATTCTGTATGAATTACTTTTGTACTTCCGGTAATATTGAAAGTTCCTGTTATAGTTGGAAAAGAATCATCATATCCAACAAATAAGAGTAATTTATAATATGTTTTTCCACCTCTTCGAATTATTTCAACTTCCGAAACAGAAGCACTGGTATTATCATCTGTGCTTTTTTTGATAGTTTGTCCAGAAAGAAGTAAAGGATTCCCAGAAATTCTTTCTGCAACAACTACTTCTCTTCTAATAAATGTTGCAGAAGATGGTTTGATTAAGAATTTTTCTAAATCAATAACTTTTGGCGTCTCTCCAAATAAGATATTGAAAAGAATTCTAAATGATTCTTCAGTTCCTTTTGACTGATATAATGTTTTTGCTTCTCTAATGAAGTTGCCTACATTTAGATCGGAGACAAAATCTACGCTCTCTAGTCCTGGGGTTAAAGAATATTTGAGTTTTTTATAAAATTCTTGTAGAAAAAGTGCGCTTAGATTCTCTACATTAGCACTATCATTATGTTCTGAAGCACTAGATTGTGAAAAAACTAGATCTTCTGAATTTAATTCTTTATGATAATTCGTGATCGCACTAAATCCGCGAATACATCCAGTAAATGTAGTTGCTGTAAGTCCAGTATATGTAATTATTTCATCATTAATCTTCAATAATCCATAAGTTGCTGGAAATCCCTTTGTACTTTCAACAGCAATAGTTGTGGATGTAGATGAAATATTCCCAACCAAAGTTGTAGACCCTACTACAACTTCTGGAGTTAAACTATCTAATTTTAGATATTGATCTAAATTCTCCCCAATATCAACAGGTCCTCCCTGATATTCTTGGGAAATGTAGTATTGCTTTAGAAATTCAGCAGCCTTTGGACTTTCATCTAAGATAAATTCTGGAAGTTGATTGTCAATAATTTGCTGAACCTTTACCCTAGATTCAAAACCAGTTTGTATCATATTACGACCTCGTTAATTCCCCGTTCGAATAGCTTGATCTATAAGAGTCTTTTGAAAATACCACACCCGATATATCATCGCCAGATGCAATAACATCCTTAATCATATTTATTGTGCTTTTAGAAACATCAAATGAAATATACAGATCCTTAAGACCTATAACATCGTTTGATTCTGGGAACGCTTGGATTTCAATAATATCCCCATCCAAATCAGTTGAAGTAATATTTAAAGCACCAAGAAGAATCTCACCAGTTTCATAATCGACTGTTCCGGCAGATTGAACCACAACTGGAGTTTTCATTACCGAAGTTGTACCAACACCAGAAATTACTGGATATGGTTTTACAATCGAAATTATTCCAGTTTTTAAATCTTCATTAGGAGTATCTGTAAAATATACCGTATCCACTTCTCCGGAAATTTTAAATCCAGTTGACTTAATATTTTTTCCTGCAGAATTTACATGAAACTTATTCCCATAGCAAATTTCATATTGGGTTGATTGATTAATAAGTACTTTTAGATCTCTTCTAATTCTAACCTTAGTAATGTTAGATGTGATCGCAATATCAGTATTATCAATAACTTGAAGAACTTTACTATACTTAAATCTCCCACCAAAAGTATTTAAATTGGTAGATTTTGAGTATGTTGTGAGGGAATTCTCAACTTTTGTTTTTAAGTCTTCTATACTACCAATTTGGGAGTAATTATAATAAACTGATGAATCAATCTCAACATATAGAGATTTTAAATCTATAATTTCGGGAGTAATTCCTGCAACAGTATATTGCTTTAATTTATTTTGAATTTGTTGTTTATTAAAATCTGAAACATAGGTTCCATTTTTTGGTTTAATACTAATTAAGACTTTACCAAATTGTGGTGGAGATAATTCTTCACCACCAACAACAGAAACTGTCTCAGTATCTGGATAAACTTTTGATTTGATAATCGCCTCATAATCTCTGGCAGTAACTGCTCTATATTGTGAAGAATATATTCTTGGTGCAAAATACTTAATCGAATCTATCCCTTCAACATCTCCACCATTTTGGGATCTTTGATTTGTGGTTATTGTAATTGTATTTGTTGGAACAATAATAATGCCACTAGCATCTTGCAAAGTTCCTGAAAATGAAAATGTGTCGGCACCATTTCCATCCTTACCATCAGTTACAATGTAAGTAACGGTAATAATTGCACCATTATCTAATTTCTTACCGAAGTATCCATCGCCAAAAAGAAGTTCATATTTTTCATCTTGAACTTCTTGAATTAGGTAAATTTCTGAGGTTGAATTGATATCAAAAATATTTTCTGCTAAAGAGTATACTCTACCCAATCCAGTGTCGCTTGTACCTTTAACATATACAGTAATTGTTGAAGTATCAATAAATGAATTGTTTAGAATAAATCTCTGATCTAAAGAACCATCTACTGTAAATTGTTTTGTTAAAAATGTTCCTTCTTTAATCTTAATATTGCTAAATGTTGCCGTTCCATTCACAACATTGGTAGAAACATTAGATGGTGAAGAAAACACATACGACGAACCACTAACGCTTCCTACACACACTAGACCCGCCCTTAAAGTTAATGTGGGGGTTGTTGTGGTAGTATTTACGGAAAATGTAACTTCCGCCGTAGAGGCGGTTCTGGAGCGTGGTACATAACCAATATTTCTTGCTAAGGAAACTACATTTTCTCTAACTGTTGCAGAATCCAAAAAGGATTCATTGACAGTCATATTAGAATTAAATGCTGTGATATATGTATTATATGCTAAAGTATCAATCAGAACAGAAAAATTAGACCCCTCAAAATCAAAATCCGTGAAGGTAGAATTTGCACGGAGATAATCTTTGATAGAGGTCTTTATTTGATCAAAATCTAAATTAGCGAACTTTGTAAAAGGCATTTTATCTTGTTGCCTCTAATATGAATGAGAATTGCTGAGTTGGAATTTCTTGTCCAATAATATTGAAGGTAATAGTAACTTCAAATTCATTTGTATCAGGTCTGGGATCGACATCAACGATTACATCATTAACTCTAGGTTCGTAGTTCTGAATACAAATAATAATTTGGTCTCGAACTGTTGATGCCGTACCATAATCAACAAATCCAAATAAACTAGAACGAACATTTGAACCGATTGTAGAATTAAAAAATCTTTCGGTCGGAATTGTTTCAACTAAATTGCGAATTGATCTTATAATCGCATTTTGATCCTTCAAAATTGGCAAATCCTTAGTAATAGGATGAGGTTCAAAGGATAAACTAATATCTTTGAAGGATCTAGATATCCTAGTAATTGCCATCGGACATAAAATTTCTTTATTTATTTATGTTCATTTCCAGGGAGAACCATAGACTGGTTCAGTTCCATATGACCAATCATCATAGTCTGTATCATTTCTAATTTTTTCATGCAATTCAACTTGTTTTCTGAAGTCATGTTTTGGTGCCAAGTCGTGCATAACCTCTTGAATTACTCTTTTTGGAGGTTCCTTATCATAATCTGTAATTAATTTAGTGGTTCCCCACATTTCTCTCATATAATTATTGTCTCGATCTACTGGAAAATTAGACATTTTAGCTCCTGTTTTAATGAATAAAACAGAACTTTTATGAAGGAGGTTGCTATCTCCTATTGTCTATTTAACGATCTACTTCTCTAAGAGAATAGTTATCAGAATTCAAGTATTTGAGTAACTCTAATGCAATTAGTTTTGGATTCCCTTCTCCACAAGTATAAACATCAATCGCAATGCACCCATTCTCTGGCCAAGTATGGCAAGAAACATGACTTTCTGCTAGTGCAATGACGATGGTGCAACCCTGAGGAAGAAAACAATGAGAAAATGTGTTCAAAATCGTCATTTTTGCACGATTTATCCCCCTAATCATGGTATTTTGAAGTGATTCTACGTCATTAATTGCTTCAAAATTAACATCATACACCTCTAAGAGCAGGTGTTTACCCATTGAGTATTGTTCCAATTCAGGTTTCAGCAAAAAATTTATTTATTTTGATTTAAATTGGTGATTTCATAAATGTAGTGATCTGAAGTTTCAATTTTTCTCTTATTTTCGACTGAATACACTGTCAAATCTATTTCATATCCGGGATTTTTTTCAATTCTATTGAATACCCAAGCATTATCATACCAAATAATGCGATTGTTTGGGTATGCATAGTAATTTCCTGTCTCAACTTTAAACAAATGAGCACATTTATGTTCTGGAGTTTCTGAAAAATTTAAATCTGGTATTCCTTTGTTTTCCCAAGACCAGTCTATAGTGAACATATATGTTCCTAAAACCTTTTTTCCATCTGGGCGAATAAGCTGAGCATCTAGATTGGTAAGTCTATGTCTTCTTTGAACATCAACATAAGGTGAAAAGCAATCCCAATACATAATGTCCTCAAGAGGTTCTATTTCTGCATCAGGATCCCAACAAAAGGCATGTAATGGTCTTCTAGTCCAATTTACACCGTTCTCTAAGAATGCTTCAAAAAGAGGCACACGTTTTTCTATACTTGCAACAGAATGAACATCACATTTAGTTACTTCACCATATCCCTTTTTGTGATTGTATAAAAATTCGTTACGAATATAACAAGACCAATCTGGTAAACTATGATTTAAATAAGACAATCCATTTCCTCCTGTTCATATGTGTTAAGTAATTCTTCATCTTTGGAAATATCCCTAGATGCATACCAAGATCCATTTTCATAATTATATTTCACATTTTCGTTACAAGGTGTGTGATTAATGTAATATGCCCCATAAGTTTTGTTGAGATCGCAATCAATCCAGAATCCTTTATCGTCATTAAGAGTGATTGATTTTACTTTATCATAAATGTTCTCTGAAATTGAACTCCAAGATATTTTTATTCTTTCATTTGGTTCGAATATGATCGTTCCTTTTGGAATGTCGATCAAAGAAAAAACACCTACTCCGCTACAGATTTTACTTGGAGCGAGATAGGTGTAGAGTGTTAAATTAAAGGTCATCCTTTACCTTGACCCCTATACTTTTTCCGAGCTTTATTACGAGAAGTAGCGGCATACTTAGTATTAGATCCATTACCTTGACGAGTGCTTTTTGGTTTCGATTCAATAACAACCTTACCGGTTAATGATGGGCGCTTAGCCATTAATTTTCTCCTAAAATTTCAGTTTCAATTTCATTCGGACTTGGAGAACCTGTCTGATAGTACTCAATTGCCAGGTCCTCCATTACATTAAAGTATTCAGTCTCTGTAAGATTCGAGTAAATCTTACGCCCCTTACAGAGAACATTGTAAGTTTGGTTAGACATTCGAATCAAATAATTCTTGTTTTCTCGTGACCAACTCTAATACGAGGATCACACCAGATTTCAAAACCTGCTTCCTTCGCATCCAAACAGAATGATACATCTTCCCCACACATATCTTGAACCTCTCCAGATTCAAAGACTTGCATCTTTGGAGCAAACCAAGGATACTTCATTTCAGAATTTTCAAAAACACCGTGCTTAATCAGCAACCAACCAAATCCTGCATAATCGACAGTAAATGGTTTACGACGCTTTGAGATACTTTCTACAGTTTCATGATTCATTACACCGCCATTATTACGGAAGTCTTCTTCCTCCATCCAGTGAGCAACTGATGTTGTGTGACCATCTTCAGTAGCGTACCAACCAGAAGCAATGTCTTGATCCATCAAAATCAACTGCCAGAACTTCTCAGTATTGAAAACAATATCCGAGTCAATCCAAAGTTGCCAATCATATTTCAGTTTACCATCCCAGGGAATCTGATCAGGTCCACGCAGTACATTTGCTCCAAGACACTTGCAACGTGCAAAGTTCACCATTGAACTGTAATCTTGTGAGATTTGAATGCTTGCTCCTGCTTGTACAAGATCAAAACAAAGTTGCACAAAATTCTTCAAGTAAGTATAGGAGACTCCTCTCCCAGGCAGACAGAATACAACGGACTTGCCGCGTACCATTTCCTTTGCCTTGTTATAATCCCATTCAAGTTCTGTCGAAGACGCCGTGGGCGCCTTTGCTTTTACGGTAAATCCTTTAGCCATAAGATAAGTCGTTTACTTTCATATCATACTCTATTATATATTCGTTGTCAATCAGTCCCGTTCTGAGAGAATCACTTCACTTCCCTCTACTGAAAATCTTATTTCATTATCTTCATACCAAGAGAGATCATTTATAATTTGCTCTGGAATAACTACGAAGTACTCGCCAGTAATTGGATCAACCTGTAGGGGCTTAAAAATATCTCCGGAATTTTTTTTCATTTGACGTATTATATGCGACCTTTTTCAGAATTATATAGTATCGGGAATTTTTTGAAAAGTGAGATATTTAGAGGTCGATTTGGGTCGTTTATAGATTAGGGTAGTGGTGGGTTTTTATATCACGGCGCCGACGCCATCACAATACCGTTATATAAAAACTGCTGATCACGAACGAATGACCTGCCCCCCACGAACGACGCAGGGGGCAGGGGGCGGGGGTCAGAAGCGGACTGCCAGGGGAGAGTGATTCACGCGATCTGCCAGACGGTCACGGGCGGCGGCGATACGGTCGGCACGGTGCTGATCACGGGCACGGATCATCACTGCCTCAAGGTCAGCAACCATCACGCGACCCATACCAGTGACGCGGGTGATGGTCATCCCCTTACCAGCACCAACGGCGTGAGACGCACCGCCAGCGGGTAGGTCGGCATCACGAACGGAACCCACGGCAGTGCCACGACCGTGTTGAGCGTTACGGGTCAGGGTCTCACCCTTACGGGGGCCGCGGCGGGGCAGGCGGGTGACGGTGAAGTTCATCAGGTCGATTGCGGTTGAGAGTATTGTAGCAGGTCGGCGGGAGGGGGGGGTCACCCCTGCCAGCCGTGCCACCCGCTGATGGGGCACGGTGCCACCTCATCGGCATGGGTCTCGGCGTACTGGGCTGCCAGCACGGTGGCAGGCACACCCCAGTGGATGTAAGCGGAGGGGCGGGAACCGTTCTTCAACTGATCAGCGCGGGAGATCCATTTGATCTGGCGGGTCGCGAGGTCAGAGCAGGCAGAGAGGGGGAAGCGCATCGGTCGGTGTCGGTTGCTTTGGAATTCTACAGGGTCAGGGTGCCAGGGGTCAATACCCCATCCATACCAGGAACTCACCAGCATCGATCCGATCATCGACAGCGGCAGCGTACTCCTCCCGAAAGTCGGCGGTCAGTCCGCACAGCGCAGCAAGGGCGTGGGCAAAGGCGAAAGAGATCTGCCCGTTGTCGTCGGCGCAGCTGAGGATGGATTCGGTGGT